TGTTGCTTACTCTATGCTTAGTTATTATACTGCTTGGCTTAAGTCCTATTATCCTCTTGAATTCATGTTTTCAATTCTTAAAAACGAAAATGATAAAGACGCAAGAACAGAATATTTAATTGAGTCTAAAAGACTTGGCCTTAAGGTTCTGCTACCACACATTAATGAGTCAGACCTATACTTTTCATTACAGAAAGATTCAATTCGTTTCGGACTTACAGATATAAAGTATATATCAGATAATATTGCAAACAAGATTATAGAAAAGAGACCGTTTAAAGATTATGATCAGTTTATCAGAGAGTCTTCTACAAAAGGTAGCGGCATCAATAGCCGTGCTGTTAGTGCTCTCAACGCTATTGGTGGTGCGGCATTTAAAGACAATCCACGACAAGGCAATGAAAAAGATAACTACTACGAATACTTAGGCATTCCAACTTTTAATCTAGAAGGAATTCCTCCAAGAGTAAAAGCTCAAGCAAGACCGATTGAAGATTTTGATGATCTTGGGTCGTTTGTTATGTTTGGAATGGTTAAAGGAATTAAAAGAGGCTCAGGTTGGGCCAGAGTAGAGCTTGTAGATGAAACAGGATCAATTGGTCTATTCCATAATGAGCAGACACAAATTGAAGTTGGGCAAATGTACTTTATTCTAGTTGGAGATAACAGAATTGCTAGATACATAAAGGTGTCAGACATTGACCCATCTTCTAATGACATGTTTGTTGATTACCTTTATCGAAAAGAATACGACTTGGATGAAGATGAGTATATGGTTGTTAACTTTACTCCATATACTACAAAGGCTGGCAAGACAATGAGTCACATAGTTTTGTCAAATAGAAATAAAGAGTTAACTAGAGCTATTGCTTTCCCAACCATGTATAAGATGACACTTGCAAAAATGCGTGAGGGAATGAAATGTAAGGTTGTTCTGTCAAAATTAGATGACGGAACTTTAAATGTAAAGGAAATAAAATGAGTGATGTAAAGATTGAAGATGTTTATGCTCAGCTAAATATTACCAAGATCTTAGTGGCAACAATTCAAAGTCTTGGTGAGATAACTTTGCCAGTTACAGATTTTTTAAACGCAACTAATGAAGATAAAGAATTACAGGTAGACTATAACCAGGCTGACAACACATTTACCTTTAAGCTAAAACAAAAAGATTAATATTTTTAGGCTTCACATCCGCCTGTTTAAATGGTATACTAATAGAGAGAAGAAAGAATAAATATGACTATTTCACTAGAAGACATAATGGCAAAGCTAGACCCAAAGACACGTGCACGAGTTCAGTCGGCACAAAATGTAGAAGTACATAAGCAGTTAACTCCAAGCATTGGATTAAATGTTGCCCTAAAGGGCGGTCTTGGCTACGGCAGGCAAGTTCTAGTCTGGGGAAATAAGTCTGCTGGCAAGTCTTCCTTTTGCTTACAGATGATAGCCTTGGCCCAACAAGAAGGAAAGACATGCGCTTGGATTGATGCGGAGGCATCTTATGATCAAAAATGGGCGGAGCAGCTTGGAGTAGATTCATCTTCTCTTATTTATTCACAAGCTAAAACCGTAAATGATATGGTAGATGTTGGCGTTAAGCTTATGGAAGCAGGGGTTGATGTTATTGTGGTTGACTCTATATCAGCTTTACTCCCAGGCATATATTTTGAAAAAGATGGAAATGAAATGAAAGATTTGCAAGACACTAAGCAAATCGGAGCAGAAGCAAAGGATATGACTCATGCAGTCAAAATGTTAAACTATGCAAACAAAAATACACTATTGGTTCTCATCTCACAGCAAAGAAATCAATTTGGATCTATGCATGCCTCCCATATCCCGACAGGAGGAATGGCAGTTAAGTTCTTTTCTTCCACAGTCATTAAGTTATGGTCTTCAGAAGCTGAAGCTAATGCGATTAAAGCGGGCGTTGCGGTTGGTGACAAAATCATTGAACAAAGAGTTGGCAGACCAGTCAATTGGATTATTGATTACAACAAGCTCGGCCCCCCTAATCTTTCAGGACAATACGACTTCTACTACCAAGGAGAATCTCTAGGCGTTGATCGAATTGGAGAGACCCTAGACGTTGCAGAGATGTACGGATTAATTGAAAAAGGTGGAGCATGGTATACAATTAATGGTGAGCGTTTTCAGGGAAGGGCAAAAGCAGTGGCCTATCTCCGTGAAAATCCAGAAGTTTCTGGCGCTCTGATTGAGGAAATTAATGCCAAATCTTAATGAGTTTATTAATAGCCCACGAGTTATTAGTAAAAAAAATTTAGAGTCTATCCATGGCGTTAAGCCGTGCTCTAAGTGTGACAAGGATGCAGAAGAAGCTTTCTGGGACCCAGACACTATGGTTCTTGCATGGGAATGTCCAGACGGGCATGCTAATGAAGTAAAGGTGGGCTAGAATGTCATACAAAGATATAGAAAAGATAGTGGTTGCCCCACAAATAGTTGTATACAAAAACATATTTAAGCACAGCCAAGAATTAATAGACTTGGTGGAAGAAGACAGAGAAGACTCAGTGCTTGACCCATGGAGAGAATGGTATCACCAAGGCAAAAGAAAAGGAATGTTTTTTAATGGCAAAGTAGATTTAAGTTCTGGTAGCGATTTAGCCATTAAAGAAAAACAGTACCTAAAAGAAATCTACGACATAACTAGTTTTATTAATGAAGATTACTTTAATGATTTTAAAGATATCGGTATATGGCCAAATTTTATTTTAGACTGGGATAAACTAGATACTATAGAAGATGAAATATACATAGACTACTTTAAATATGAGTACGAAAAGCAAAAAGAAATTATTAGAGCTGAGGGCCAGCCATTGATGGATTACCACATTGATGAGTTGCCAATACCAAATGAAATTAAACTCAGAAGACATGTTGCAACAATTAACTTTTATTTAAATGATAATTATTCTGGCGGAGACATATGCGTATATGATGATGTTTCTAAAAAAAGTTATAGGTACAAGCCTATGCCAGGAGATGCAGTCATAATGCCCTCAACAGAACCATTCTACCATGCAGTAAAACAATATTTTAATGGAGATAGATATTTTGCAAGAACTTTTCTAGATTATGTTTCTAATAAGAACATACCCTGGGAAAGCAAATATATAGTGGCCAACTATAATGACTTTAATATGTCAGAGTCCGATTATGTAGGTAAAGATTTGCAGATAATAAAAATAGATGCAAATGAAATTATTGTAGGAAAGGATCCTGATAGTGTCTGAAAGAGCAGAAGTGAAAAGAGATGGCGCAAAGGCTCAAAAAAATTCTGGAAGAGGAGACTATCAAAAAGGTGATGCACAGTGGAATCAGTTTTTAGTTGATTATAAAGAAGCTGGATCAATATTTACTCTCAATAAAGATGTATGGGCAAAAATATGTACAGATACATTTAAGGTTAATAGAGACATGCACCCAGCTCTAAAAATAATTATAGGGAAAGAAAGCAAGGTCAGGCTTGGTATAATAGAGTGGGCAGTTTTAGAAGAATTAATAGAATTTTGGGAGAACAATAATGTATAAACTAGATGTATATATTGATAATAAAGAGGCGCCATCTGCAAAGATAAGACCGCTTGTAATGCAAAGAGAGTGGATGCACGACACTACTTATAATTGTGATCCAGTCGGAATGGCTAACACCCTTGGATACGGTATTTACTTTGACGAAGACATTTCATTTATATGGAATGGAGTTAGGGCTGATCCAGCAACTGCTATAACTGGAGGAGAACACATCTGGGTTGGCAGAGGAGAAGGAACTGTAAGCTTTATAACTAATCTGCTCTTTAGAACAGATGAAAATACAAGCGTTTTAACTATGCCCGTACCAAATGAAAAAATAGATGGAGCACAAGTTGTAAGCACAGTATTATCAACTTCTGTTTTTACTGGAACCTTTTCTGTGGTGTGGAAGCTAGATACACCAAACAAAGAATATTTTGTGCCAGCTGGAACAAACATTGCATGTATACTACCAATCTCATTAGGAGCCATACAAGATTCTGTTGTTACTATTAAGAATACGCCTGCTACTTTTAAAAGAATACATGACAATGTAGACTACATAACTTACCTAAAGGGTTTAAATGCAAAGGGCATTAGGCCAAGAATGTATAAAAAAGCTGTTGATCACTTGGGTAATATAATTGGTAAGCATGAAGTAGCAAAAATTAAACTGCACGTAAATTATGAAAAGGACAATGAAGATGGAAGATAAGAATACTCTAGAGTTAATTAGTGACATTACAGAATTTAACGATCTTCACGAGTTCATGAAAGATGAGCATCTGGATAAAGCGTTAGCTATTGTGGTAAAAATATTAATGAATCCAGACGTACCATCTGCAAAAGCTCCTCATTTAATTATGGAGTTGCAGGCGATGTCTACTAAATTTGCCGTGCTCGCATCAGTTTACTCCACTATTGCAAAAGATAAAGCTGGCACAGAAAATAATAATAAGAAAAATATTTACTATTCAGTTAAAGAGTCCATAGACAAACTCGTAGATGCACTTAAGTATGTAGTTAGGTACAATTCATAATGATAAAAGATATCCTGCTTTCAACATTTACTGGTGCAATTCTAGGAGGTATCTTTGCAGCTTTCAAGCTACCAGTTCCAGCCCCACCGTATTTCCCTGCAGTAATGGGAATTGTTGGTATTTGGCTAGGCGCAGCATTGGTATTTAGGTTCACTAATGGCTAGAGATATTGTAAAAAACCTTAAGTTTAAAAAACATACTGGCAACTTCTTTGATCCAGAAAAATTTGCACAGCTGCTTGATGAATCTTACAGAAATACAAAGCGTCCTGACGGTGATACTACAAAAAAATCATTCAGCCCAAGCTCATTAGGGTATGGCCATGGCACATGCCCAAGATATTGGTACATGGCATTTACTGGTGCAGTTTTTATTGATGACAATGATGCTGTTGCAGTAGCAAATATGGCTCAAGGAACTCAGGCACATGAAAGACTTCAAAATCTTATAAAGACAATGCCAGAATGGAGAGCAGAAGAAGAGGAGATTATAAATGAGTATCCTCCTATTCGTGGCTTCATAGATTTGATTATGGAGTATGATGGTGAAACTGTAATTGGTGAAATTAAAACCGCCAAGCAAGAAGTATGGGATACAAGGCAGGCAGAGATGAAGTCATCCCCCAACCATATGCTGCAGCTGCTTACATATATGAAGCTCAAGAATGCTAAAGAGGGATTCTTTTTGTATGAAAATAAAAATACACAAGAGGTATTAATTATTCCTATATCAATGAACGATAAGAATAAGGCAATTATTGAAGATGCTTTTCAATGGATGAGAGACGTATGGGATAACTTCAAAGAAGGAGATCTGCCAAAGCGTCCAGAAAATGCAACAAAATACAAACTACCTTGCACCTATTGTCCAGTAAAAAAAGAGTGTTGGGCAAAGGGTTCTAATCCTGGAACAGTTGAGATTGATCTGATGAAGGTTTCTAAATAATGATATGCCTAAATGTAGAGTGTGGCATAGATTTTGAGTCTAAAACACATAATCAAAAGTACTGTTCTGACGAGTGTTGCAGAGTGGCAACCAATAAAAGAATAATGGAAAAGTATTACGAAAAAAAAGCTATTAAAAATGGCGCACCAAGAAAATGCAAAGGATGCCCAGGACTATTAAGTAGATATAATACAGATCTATATTGCGCTAAATGCATGAAGTCTAATGCGTCAAAAAATAAAAAAGACTTGATGGGTATACTAGATGACATTGGCTAGTCTTATAAAAACAAAAGCAAGCAGAGTGCTAGGTATAGATGCATCTACAAACTCCGTGGCATTTTGTCTAATGGAAAACGATGTGCCATTAAAGTGGGGTAAATTTAATATTGTAGGAAACAATATTTATGAAAAAATATATGACGCTAAAGTAAAAACATCAGCAATGCTAGATGAACTTAAAGCTGACTATATAGTTGTAGAAGGAGCAGTTCTAGTAAGATCAGCAGATGCTGTAATTAAACTATCATATGTTTATGGAGTTGTTATTGCTGAATTAATGTCCACTGGAGCTGAGGTTATAACCATATCTCCAACTGCATGGCAGGCGTACATTGGGAACAAGAACCCAACCAAAGAAGAAAAGGCGGGTATTAGAATAAAGAACCCAGGATATGCAGACTCATGGTATAAGAATCAGCTAAGAAATATGAGAAAGCAAAGAACAGCAGACTACTTTAATAAAAAATATTCAATATCCTTGGAAGACTTTGACGTTGCGGATGCATTTGGTATTGCACATTATTCAAATCAGGTGCTGACAAAAAGATGAAGTTATATCAAAATAAAGACTGGCTTTATAATAGATATATTATTCAGAAAAAAACAATAGTAGAGATAGCCAACGAATGCTCTGTCTCTCATATGACCATTCAAAGATATATTGATAAGTTTGGTTTAAAGATCAAGCGTTAATTGACTTTTTAGTTGACTAGAAGTATAATAATTTAATGAGCGAAATAGAGCCTTCAGTACACTTCGACAAAATGAATAGAGTTGTTTCTGAATTACTTAAAGGTAATTCGGCCACCCAGATTGCCACAGTCACAGGATTTACTAGAAAAGAAGTCCTTGAATATATTGACGAATGGAAATCTGTCGTACATAACGATACAAATGTTAGAGACCGTGCCAGAGAAGCTTTGATGGGTGCAGATCAGCACTACGATATATTAATAAAAGAGGCCTGGAAAACTGTAGAGGATGCGGATACACAGGGGCAGCTTAACGTAAAATCTGGAACACTTAAACTAATTGCAGATATAGAGTCTAAAAGAATTGCAATGCTTCAGGCGGTAGGAGTCCTTGAAAACAATGAGATTGCATCCCAGATACTAGAGAATGAAAGAAAGCAAGAGATGCTTGTTGGAATATTAAAAGAAGTAACTTCAACCTGCAATCACTGCAAGGTGGAAGTTGCAAAAAGGCTTTCTCAAATTACTGGTCTAGTTGAGCCAATAATAATTTCTCAGGAGGCATCGAATGCTTAACCTCGAAAAAGCAATTACTGTAGGTCAAGATGTATACGCTTATCCTAATTTTATAACTCCAGAAGAATGTAAAGCAATAGTCGACCTTATTGAATTAATACCTGAAAGTGAATGGAAAAAAATCCTTAATGAAGGAGGATTTGGATACGAGATATCTTTTAACGATATACCGCAGATAGAAGAAATCAATAATCGTCTTAGGTCGATCTTAGACCCAGACGTTTATTTGAATAGCTCAGTTTACCCAACTAGGATGCAGCGTGGTTTAACTGGCACACACCATTCAGATGACTTTGATTTTTTAAGCGTGATAGAGGCTAGCAAAAATTTAAAAGATGGAGAAGACTTTAGGCTTGTAGAAAATAATATTGCTGGATTAATTATGTACTTCAATGATTTTGAAGGCGGAGAGCTTTATTACTCTAATCAAGGTATAACATACGCTCCAAAGGCTGGCGACCTACTTATACATAGCTCTAGTGTGCATTGTAAGCATCAGGTGCAAGAAGTGAAGAGTGATGTTAGATACTCACACTCAGGAAACCTATTTAAGTTCATCAAAGTCCCAAAGGACTTCAAGCATGGCGTTTGATTTTTCTGAATTTATAGAGATACTAGATGGGGATGAATTTGAAGAAAAGCCAGTAGACCTGCAAACTTTTGTAACTAGCCCAGACTATCTTGGGCTTCCCCCACTTTCAGAAAATCAGTATACCCTAATTGCAAGAAGCTCTCAGATATACAAAGAGTCTACATTAATAAAGCTATATGGCGAAGATCTTGGCAAAAAAATGTTTAAACAGACTTGCGTTGAAGTTATAGCTCAATTAGGAAAAGGGTCTGGAAAAGATTATTCTTCAACGATTGCTGTAGCCTACATAGTTTACTTGTTGCTATGCCTTAAAGATCCCGCAGCATATTACGGAAAGCCCCCAAGAGATGCTATTGATATTTTGAACATTGCTATAAATGCTCAGCAGGCAAATAACGTTTTCTTTAAAGGCTTTAAGATGAGAATTGAAGTCTCACCTTGGTTTGCTGGTAAGTATACAGATAAGGCATCAGAAATTAAATTTGATAAATCTATTACAGTACACTCTGGACACTCAGAAAGAGAAGCCTGGGAAGGTTATAACGTTTTAGTAGTTATCCTTGATGAAATTTCTGGATTTGCAACAGAAAATACAAGTGGACATGACCAAGCTAAAACGGCTGACGCCATATATGACATGTACCGTGCATCAGTAGACTCTCGTTTTCCAGACTTCGGAAAGGTTATACTACTTTCATTCCCACGCTTTAAGAATGATCCGATACAAAAATTTTATCAGTCTGTAATAGCAGAAAAAGAAACAATTATTAGAACAGAAATATTAAAGTTAGACCAAGATTTACCAGATGGTACTGCAGGCAATGAGTTTGAAGTTGCATGGGAAGAAGACCATATTATTTCTTATGTGTACCCAAGAGTGTTTGCTTTAAAAAGACCGACATGGGAAGTAAACCCTACAAAAAAGATAACAGATTTTACAGTAGCTTTTCACAAAAATCCAACAGATGCTCTCGGCAGATTTGCCTGTATGCCATCAGACGCAGTTGATGCTTTCTTTAAGTCTAGAGAAAAAATTGAAAAAGCTTTTAGCAAAGCACATTTAGCCGTGGATAATTTTGGAAGACTAGAAGAGTGGTTTAAGCCAGAGTTAGACAAAGATTATTTTATACACGTAGACTTAGCGCAGAAGCATGACCACTGTGCTGTAGCCATGGGGCATGTAAACAGGTGGGTTGATGTAAAAGTCACAGACACATACTCACAACCTGCACCAATTGTAGAAATAGATGCAGTAAGATTTTGGACTCCAACCCCAGATAAATCAGTGGACTTTACAGAGGTCAAGGACTACATTTTGTCTTTAAGGACAAGGGGATTTAATATTAAGATGTGTACATTTGACAGGTGGAACTCTCATGATATGATGCAGCAACTCAAACAATACGGTATAAATACAGAAATTCTATCTGTTGCTAAAAAGCACTATGACGATATGGCTATGGTAGTATTAGAAGAAAGATTGTCTGGCCCGCATATCCCTTTGCTTATAGATGAATTGCTTCAGCTAAGAATAATGAGAGATAAGGTAGACCACCCACGTAAGGGGTCAAAAGACCTTGCAGATGCCGTATGTGGTGCAGTGTATAATTCAATAAGCAGAAGCAGAATGAGAAGAGATGAAGAGATTAAGATTCATGACTACGAGTCTATGAGCTATGACAATGATTTTGGAAATAGTGATGGCGAAATAGAGTATGTTCAAAACATGATCAGGGCCCCAAGGATGCCAGAAACTTTAGCAAGATCAATAGAAAATATGGAGATAATATGAGCGAGTATCAAGAAAGAGCAAAAGAGTGTAAGTGCTGCACAAAGCATGTTCCGCTTCCAGCCACATTGAAAAGATACAATGGGTTAACATTGTGTCCAACGACATACTATAATGTTGTTGAATATAAAAGGATATGGGATTCTTATGGCTCAAGACCGATGGGAGCTATAAGAAAACATTTTTCTGAATATGTACAGCAGATAGTTGAGGCAGAAATCAATGACAAAGAATAAACTAGATTTTTTTGAAAATCCTGACAATTGGCTTGAAGCACATCCTGGACTTAATTCTTCTTCAAACCTAGGGTTTATGAATTCTAGAATACGTTGGTTCCCAGATGAAGATAGAGACCCCTATAAAGTAAATAAATATGCCTATAGATCAAAAGAGTTTGAAAAGAATGCTGATTTGCTTTACGCTGGCTGCTCAATAACTTATGGAGAAGGGGTAGTTGAACCAGCAATCTGGGGAAATATTATGGCATCAAAATTAAATCTTAAAGCTTTTAATTTAGGAATGCCTGGGGGATCAGTTCATTTTATAGTAAATAATTTATTTAATTATTTCCAAGAATTTGGAAATCCCAAAAATTTGTTTTGTATATTTCCAGATTTTTTAAGAATGGAAATGTATTCTGATTATAGTCACATGCGCTCTGATTTAGATATTACAAGAGACAAAGAACTATCTGGGTATCAAAACTATCACCTATTATTATTTCCAAATAATCCGTACGCAAAAATATCAAAGCAGCCACATGTTGCGAGTGAGGTTATACCTAAAGAGCTTGCTCTCTCACTGTCTATACAGCACATAAAATATCTAGAAATGTATTGCGCTGAAGCAGGAATTAATTTTTTGTGGGGAACATGGCATGAAGATCAAGAGAATTATATTATAAAAAATAATTTATTCTCTAAAAATTTTGTAGACTTAAAAAATAATCTATGGCATAAAGAAAGCAAGGATTCTAAAAAATCTTTAGTTCATAAAAGTGTTGAGGATAGGTATGCCTGCCGTAAAGATCCACAGGAATGTAAAAACTTAGAAACATGCCACGAAACTGAAAAAAGTATATATGGCAAAAACTTTGATTTAGCTTTTGATACAGACCTTGAAGATTTTGACTCAATGCCTGGACATGTTGGGGCACACACACATATTCATTGGGCAGAAGAATTTATTAAAAAAATTGGTACACTTAAACAAGAAAAGGATGTGGTTTAAAGGTAAACTATGAATAAAATATTAGTTGTTAGGTATTACCTATACAAGATTTTCCGTAAAAGAAAAAAGAAGGATCCGAATGAGAATAGGTATATATACTAATGTCACTTATACTAGGAATTAATGAAACATCTCATGACGCATCAGTATCTTTAATTAAAGATGGCGAGATATTATTTGCTGGTCATGCAGAAAGATATAGCAAAAAGAAAAACGACTGGTATGTCAATGATTCCTTGATTCAGGACGCTTTGTCATACGGGGTACCTGATCATATAGCCTACTACGAGAAACCGCTTCTAAAGGCCTCTAGGCTATTTATAAGGGGTGGTGCTGGAGACTGGAAGCCAAAGTTTAATATACCAGGAGTCCCTAGAAAATCTTTTGGACACCATTACTCCCATGCATGTGCAGGCTATTATACTAGTTCTTTTAATGATGCCGCTATCGTAGTTCTTGACGCAATAGGCGAATACAACACTTCAACTATTTGGGTGGGAGAAGGAGAAAAAATTAGCCTTAAGTATAAACAAAATTATCCAGTAAGCTTTGGGCTATTCTATTCGGCATTTACAAAATTAATAGGTCTTATGCCAAACCAGGAAGAATATATCATGATGGGAATGGCTGCTTATGGTGACTGGAAGCGTTATTATAAAGAGGTTGACGAATACTTTCCTTCATACGATAAACAAAAATATAACTTTCATCAGGGAATTAATGACTGGGGAATAATAATTACAGAGCAAGATAGATTCGATATTGCAGCAGCAGTTCAAGTGGTATACGAGCAAAGGCTAAATCAATTTATGCGTATGGCAAAATCTATAACTGGTAAAAATAATTTAGTATTTATGGGTGGGTGTGCATTGAACTCTTCTGCAAATACATTGCTATGGAATATTTTTGATATGATTTGGATTATGCCAAATCCAGGAGATGCTGGAAGCTCACTGGGTGCAGCAGCAGCATTATATGGAAAACATTTAGAATGGAAGGGCCCTTACCTAGGGCATGATATGGGAGGGAAGTATCCAGTACAAGAAATTGTTGATGGGATACTAAAGGATGGCATTGTTGCTGTAGCATCAGGAAGAGCTGAGTATGGACCAAGAGCATTAGGGAATAGAAGTATTTTAGCTGACCCAAGAGATCCATTAATTAAAGACAAGGTTAATTTAATTAAACAAAGAGAATTATTTAGACCGTTTGCTCCAGTGGTTATGGCAGAGCATGCATCTAAATGGTTTGACATGGACTTTGAAAGCCCTTACATGCAATACACAGTAAAGTGTTTGCAGCCAGACAAGATCCCATCTGTTGTGCATGAGGATGGGACATCAAGAGTTCAGACAGTAACAATTAAGGAGCACAGGGGACTGTATATGGCATTAAATAAATTTTACTTACAAACTGGAGTTCCTATATTTTTAAATACTAGCTTAAATATAAAAGGTCAACCTCTTTTAAATGACGAGCAAGACGCTATTGACTGGCAGGCTCATTACAAGTATAATATAGTAATGAGTCCCAATAGCTCAGTTGGTTAGAGCCCCGAACTCATAATTCGGTAGTCGTAGGTTCAAGTCCTACTTGGGACACTAAGCCTTTGTAGCTCAGTGGATAGAGCAGCAGGTTTCTACCCTGCGTGTCGGAGGTTCGATTCCTTTCAGGGGCACCATCTTTTTGATAAGTGCTATAATGTATAAATAGAATAGAAAGAAGAGTCAAATGATTGAATCAGAAATTAATAAACCCCATAAAAACTATTTAGAAGGATGGGAAAATCTTTTATTACAAGATATAAGACTTGCTGGTTATGGAAATTTTAGCGAAGACATTATCCCAATTGAATACTTTAAAAATGATCTTGGGTATAGAAGCCAACCATTTGAAAATAAAGCCGACATTTTGTTTTTAGGAGATTCATTTACTAGGGGAGACGGCTTACCAATAGAAAAAGTTTATACACACATGCTGTCAGAAAAATTAAATCTTAGTTTTTCTTGTCTGGCAACTGGTGGGGAATCTGTAGCAATGCAAATAGCTAAATGCTTTTTTTATTTTAAAAAGTATGGCCACCCCCAAAAAATTGTAGCTTTATTTCCAATGCATCGATTTTCATACCCGTATATTTTTGGAGAAATGGAAAATCCTAAAGAAAATATTAAGCAGGCAAAAGTATTTAACTCCCCTGGGGTAGAAGAAAGATATGTATTGACTTCAGATTTATATGAATTTAAAGTAGAGGACTATGCAAAAAGGCCTTATCTGCCAAGACAAGTTATATCTAATCAAATTGCTTTTTTCTATGATAGAATTATGCTAGACATGCTAGAGCAATATTGTGAGTCTAATGGCATTGATTTTATATGGAGCTGCTGGAATCAAGGCTACCAAGCAGCGCTTTACGAGGCAATTGAAGAAAAATATCCTGGGTACCACAAAAATTATTGCTGGATAGAAGCAAATAGCTGGTACTCAAATGGAGAAGTTGTCCTCCCCCTTGGTCAAAAAGAGGTTGATTGCCATTTAGAGTTTAGCGACGATATGTTAT